CTTGCTATAAGACATTTTCCCGACAGAAAAAGACCTTGCATTGTTCTTGAAGAAAATAATCAAGCGCTTGTGCTGGGCTATCTGACAGACCGAACGCGTGAGAAGTGGTTAAGAATGGCACTAATGATGGAAAATGATTTTCAGTTAGCCGTACAAGTGTATAGTCTGTATGACTTAAACGAGATTATGGAAAGCGGGGTTTCGGAATGACAAAAACATTTTGTGATATTTGTGGAAAAGAGATGTCTAAACAGGTTCCAAGAGGACTTGAGGCCATCGAGGATCTGCCATTTTGCATGTCGAGTCATGGGAGGATATGGGATATATGCGCCGAATGTCGAGTAGACCTTAATAGGTGGATGACTATGCGCAGCGCAGAAAGCGAGGATAAGGGGATAGAAAATGACAAGAGCGTAAAATACAAGAATGTTGCCATTGAATTGCTTAAAGCATATTTGGAGAGCAAGGAAGCCCTAATAGTTGAATATAGCGGAAATTCTAGGCGATCAGCATTGGAACTTAAAAAACAAGCGTTGGGGTTTCTCGAAAGACTCGATGAAGGAGAAGATACCTTCAAAGAACTTGTAAAAGATATGTGGCTATCTGACTATTACGATGAAGAAAGTGAGGAATAAAAAATGATAATCAGCAGAAAAAGGTTTGAAGAAGAAATCAACAAGGCGGTTACAAAGAGAGAAGAAGAATTGTGGCAGAAGAGAAACCAAGATGATGAAATGCGGGATATGTGGCGAACAATCCATGCACTTGAAGATAGAGTTTATAAGTTAGAGCCAAAAGAAAATAATCCTTGTGAAAACGTTGCTATCGTTCCGGTAAGGTAGAAAGCGAGGATAAGAGATGAATGATTATGACAATGGCTTCGCGTGGGGTAGATTTTTCGTCTCGTGGATTATCAATGATGATTTTTTTGGTATAGCCGTGAGGATAGGTAGAGAAACGGAAGTTGAAGGAGTAAATGCCGTATATCACATCACGGTACAAGTTGGATATGGGCAATTAACGATAGGTTTTACAAGTTGAGGCAGAAAGCGAGAAATGAAAATGCTCAAAAGGTTGTTTTGCTCACACTGGTATTGGCACAGAGAAAGCTCTTTAAAAATGGGTAGCTTTAGTCGTTGCGTTATAGTTTGCAATAACTGCGGTAAGAAGAAACTCATTGAGGAATTAAAGGATTGTGAAGTTTTAGTAGAGTCATGGAGATATAAGGATTTTATTACAGGCCGAAAGTGAGGACACGCATGAAACTGGCACGAAAAGACTTTGTTATTTGGAAGAATGATATATACATCATTCCGACATTTAGGATGGTTATAAACGATCATATATACACAAACCGCAACTTTTCAATCGAGTTTCATTGGATCGTGTTTCACGCAAGATTGTTGTGGGTAGAAGAAAGGAAGGACGCGTAATGATAATTGAACCGCTTGGGGAGTTGCAAACATTGATGAAAGTGATGGTAAGTGAATGGAATCGATGTTTACAAACGGTTCACGTTCTATACGCACCAAGTTTCAAGAATTGAAATGATCGGTTTAAAACTAGAGAAACGCCCATATCCCCCAAAGGATAAGGGCGTTTTCTTTGGTTGCAGAGTGGATTTAATTATCTAAACACGTATCCACAGTTTTTACAGAGAATCTTTCTTACCGTTGTATTTCTTTCTGGAGAAATAACCTCTGTCTTTTCCTTCTTGTTTACAATGGTAAAAGGTTTCAGCGGGTTAAGGTTTGCTGTGTACCGTGTTTTTGTTTTCGTGATTGCATCAGTATGATGGGTTTCTGTAAACCACTGGCAGTTCGATGATTTGCACCTCGGGCAGTAGACAGCTTCTTTCTTGCCCAAAAGAGAGTACCTAACTATGCCGTCAAATCCTTCCGGGATTTCATTGTTTTTTGTGGAAGAGTTTTTTGATTTCGATTCAATTACAACGATGATTACTAAAACCAATACGAGAAAAAAGATAGTAGTCCCGCTCATGTTGATCCCCCTTTCAAAAGCGTCAGAATTTTGTACTCCCCCGGGGTGCAAAAATACCACAAAGGAAAATTATAGGACGATTTCAAAAAACCATAGGTAAAACGCTTGATGCTGAAAAATTGCAGAAATGATAATAAAATTTTATGACTTCGCGAAAAAACTGTCAACCGTGCGGTTCTTTTGTGGTATGCGATAAAAGCCCGTATTTTGCCCGTTGGCGCGTTTATTATATGCGTGTAGTGCAAATGCTTGCGATGTTCAATAATGCCACTAAACGCCTATTACGGTCTTTGTCAATGCCTCGTCAAGCTGTTTTGAGGTTCGGCGCAGATACTTCTGCGTGATGGCCGGGCTTGAATGTTGGTAGTATTGGCACACTAGGGAAATATCTTTCCCGGATGCTTCATATAGCCTTTGGCCTGCAAACTTACGGATAGAATGCGCGCTAACGTTTTCAAAACCTAGTGTTTTGGTGGCGGCCCGCATTTGCTTCCACACGGCATATTCATTGATTGAAAACAATGCTCCGTGATAGATTCCGCGGTCTGCGATCCATTGGTCTACAAATCTTTTCACTGGCGCGGGCACGATAAAATAGCGATCCTTCCCGGTTTTCTGCTCTGTGATATTCAGTTTCCAGGTCTCGCCGTCGTATACAAACGATTCTACGGATAGGGCGCAAATATCCCCTATGCGACAGCCTAGATTAGCTTGTAGCGTGAGAATTACGGCGATCTGCTTATTGGGCTTGTGCGGTGTCCCGTCCGGGTCTGTATAGCCTCGTGCGATGGTGTCGATCAGTTCTTTTAGTTCTTTTTCTTCTAGTGGACGCGTGGTATATGATCCCATAATCGGCTCCCTTCTTCCTTTGTAGTGTTACGGTTGTTTATTGTTTTCTTGCCGCCTCGATTGCTTCTGCCATAGCAAGTCCTTTTCCGAGTCTATATCGCAACTTCTCTGCGGGGATGTTTTCAATTTCGGCAATTTCGGAAACAGTCAACATAAACCCTTTGTACTCGTAAAGCCTTGTATTCCTGCGATTCCTTAATTGCTCTTTTTTCGTCGCCCATCTGCAATTATTTGGACTATAACCTTTGTCGTTGTCGATTCGATCTAATGTGAGGCCGGGGCGCCATCCGCTTTCCTTTGCCCATGCAAGGAAAGAATAAATACCGTCTTTGCAATCCCAGTCTGGACAAACTGATATTCCGCGTCCCCCATAATGCTTATAGTGTTTGTGATTTGGGTTTTTGCACCTGTTGAGCATAGAATAATATGTTTTTTGGAGTGGGCTGTCTGTGATTCTTTGCAATCCCAGGGCGGCTTTTTTGGCCTTATACTCCTTTATGTGGGCCTTTATTGCTTGATTCTTTCCGTGTTTTGCTTTTTGCGATGCGTCAAAAAAGCAATTATCCGGCCCATAATCTTTTGAACTGTCTTTCCGGCGGAGTGAAAGCCCGGGCCTGTAGCCGTTTTCTAATGCCCATTTTTTGAAAACTTCTCGATCATGCCACGGAGTATAAACCTTAATTCCACGTCCTCCATAACTGCTATACATAACGCTTTTTTCGTTATAACAACGTTTCATCATTTCGTAATGCTGTCCACCGATTGACTTATTATCTGCCATGATAAATCCTTTCTATTTCCTAAAGCGTCAGATTTTTGTACTCCCCGGGGTGTCAATTTTTGCCTGCCGGGAAAAATACCGGGCATTCCGAAAAACCGGCGGGAAAATGCTATAGCACGGTTTTTCCGGGAAATGTGGCGCGGATTTCGGTCTTTTCCGAAAAAACTAGAATTTATGCGGGTTTCCGGGCGTTTGCCTGTGCGCGGCTCTGTGTGGCTCTGTATGGCGCTATGTTGCGCCGGTGGTATTTGTATATGGGCTGACGGTTTGCGGGCGCTGTTGGGCCTTTGGCGCGGTCTCCGGCGCTCTGTGGCGTTGTGTGACTCTGTGCGGGCGTGGTTCGGCTCTGTATCTCTGCCAGTGGCGGCGGGTGGCGTGGTGTCCCGTGCAGGCTCTGCGGGCGTTCGTTGGGCGGCATACTTTGCCCGGCGCCGGGTGTGGTTCTGCTCCGACGGTCTCCGGGTCTCTTTTGGGCGTGCTGTCGCCGGGTGCCGGTTCCGTGGCAGGTGTGGCAGGTTCTCCGGCGGGCTGTTCTGTGATGTCAAAGGATACGCGGCCGGGGCTTTTCGTCTCGATCTCTGCCCGGATGGCGTCAAGCTCTGCGGCGGGGATGTCTAGCCAGGGGCGGCCGGATGTCGTGCGGATGTCTGCGCGGCGGACTCCTTGCGGCGTGGTATAGATAAATACATTATAGCGCTTTCCCGGGCCTCTGTGGGGCTTTTCGGGTTCTGTTGCGGGTTTCATATCGGCGGCGGGTTCTGCGGGCTTTGTGGGGGCTTCTGCGGCCTTTTCTGCGGGTCTCGTAGTGGGTGCCGGCTCTGCGGGCGTCTTGTCTCGTTCTGCGGCTCTCTCTGCAAGGATCAGTGCGGCGGCGTCCGGGCCGGCGGTGGCTCCGTTCGTTATGAGTCCATGTACCAGGGCGGCCAGTTGGCTATACTTTTTTAAGTATCGTGGCGCGGACTCTTTGCGGGCGGGGTAGTTGCTTCCATTTTTGAAAATTTGCGCGTCGCGGATGGCTATACTTTCGGCGGTGTAGTCCTGGAATACCACAATAATATAATTTGGTGATTGTGGCGCCTCGTGTGCTGTCAAAACGTAAAGCGGGCGCGGGCCGTTTAGTGTCTCAATTTTGTACTGGTGGCCGGCCGCGGTGGCAGTGATGGCGCGCGTGTATCCGTGGCAGTTTTGCGCGGGTTCGATGGTGGCGGCCTGCTTTACAATGGCGGCGTTTTTCGGGCTTATTCTGACTTGTAACATGTTTTAAGCTCCTTTCGTTTTTTGGGTGTGCTGTCTCCGGCCCTCTGCGGGCCTTTTGTGGCGGCGTTGGTGTGCTTGTGGCTCTGTGGGTCTTGTGGCGGCTCCATCGGGCGCGCGTTCCGTTCCGGGTTGCCTATGTCGCCGGGGTGCGGTTGGTTCGGTCTCCGTGGCGGTCTGCGCGTCCTGTATGCCGTTTGTGTCTGCTCCTGCTGTTTGCAGAAAAGCCCGTTGCCGGGATTGCTCCGGCGCTCGGCTAGCCTTTGCGACTTCCTGCGGGCGTCTATGCTTCACAATATGTTACAATGTGCGACGGTTTGCGGGTTATGTGGTATAATCCTTTTTTTTGGTATAATGCACTGTAAAATTGCGCGGTTTTTAATGCTTCCGCGGCCGTGTCTGCGGTTGCTATGGTGTAAACCTTTTCAAACGGGATCGGGGCGCCGGGTGCGGTTGGTTTTGTGGTGTCAATTTTGCACAGTTGGATTTTATACATGTTTTCGGCCTCCTTTCATGCGGGGAAAATGCTATAAAAATTTTTGCCGTTTGCGGATGCCGTTCTAATGTTTTGTGCAATTTCCTCTTCGCTCCATCTCGTTGCTGTTTTGCTCCATGCTTTTGCTGCCTCGTATGACTCGAAAACAATGATTTGTCCGTGGGCGTTGCCGGTGATTATGTAATATAACGCGGTTTTCATTGTGGCGTGTTCTCCTTTCATGCGTTCGCGATGGTGGCAGAGTCTACGAAAATATACTTGCGCTTGCTAGGGTGTTTGTGCCTAGCGTGGCGGGCGGCGGCTTCGGCTTGTTCCTGGTCAAAAAACCGGCGCCGGTATATAGGGCTATACGGTAAAAATTCATCTTTAGCGGCGCTGTAGCTGTAGGCCCTTTCCGGGGCGTAATATGCGACAAAATAATATATTTTCATGCGGGCCTTGCCTCCTTTCCGATGGATTGCAGAAATTCGCTATAACTGGCGCCGTATTTGTCCATGATAGCGCGCAAAGTCTTTTCTACTTCTCCGGCGCGGCCTTGCATGTATAAAACGTGCGCGGCCTGCTCGCACTCTGCGCGGGATGCGTCGCGGAAATAAAAATAATTGTTTGCGGCTTCGCGATCATCGGCGCGCTCTATGTAAAAATAGACTGTTTTTGAATAATGGCAGACATCGCGCCGGCATATATAGTTGTACTTTTTGCAGTATGCCGTGATGCGCTTCTCTTTTTCGGCCAGGTCGCGGAAATATTCCGCGGGGGCTTCTGCATTATAATCTAGTGCGACGACGGCGGCGGGGTGCGTGTGGTTCGGTGCGTTGTCAAAATAGCTCGCGTCTCCGTATGTTTCGCGATAAAATACCGCGGGCGGCTCATCGTGGTTGCCGTGCTTCGGCCTTTCAGCTATTCCGATCTTTTGCAGATAGTGATATAACTTCTCCATTATTTGCGGCTCCTTTCTTTTTCTTTGCTTCGCTCTTTGTCTGCCGGCCTGCACAAGTGGCGGTGCGGGTGCTTTCCCCGCACACCTTAAAATATATGCAGTTTCGGCATGGGTATTTTGGCTCCGTCATCGGTTTCGTCCTCCTTTTTTTAGGTGTAGTAGTGTCCGCGCGTAAAGTTTGCGCCGGTGGTTTCGTCTATGATGGGATATAGGCCCGGGCAATCAATTTTCAGATTATACGCGGCCAGTGCTTCGGCGGCTCTTTTATATGCGCGTTCGCTCTTTTCGTCGGCTCGTGCTCTCTCTGCCGGGGTGGCGTTCCTGTCCTGCGATGTATAAAATGATTTAAGATAGGCGGCCGCAAAACGGTAAAACAGCCTTAAAGCGTGGCGGGCCTTCTCGATCTGCTCCGCGTCGGGGTTTTTGGTGTCTCTGCTAGCCAGGCGGATGGCGTCGCGCTCCCTGCATTCTCTGATATTCATTTTCTCGCGCTCCTTTCCTTAAAATCTGACAGCGTATTCCCGGATGTACTCGGGGGATTCAATGCCGCTCGGCAGTATTGTTTCAAGTTCGCGCCGCTGTGCTTCAAGGGCTTTTGTTGCCTCGGTGTATGCGTTGATAGCTTTTGCGATCTCTCGCGCCGCTTTTGCGGGGTTCTCGGTGTACTTTGCGCCGGCTTTAGCTGTTACGTTCTCCGTGTTAATGCGGTTATCTGCTCCGATAAAATATGAATATCTGCCGGCGCCGTCGGTCTCTACGGCGTGCGCTTCTGCTTCGATTCCGTGCGCGCGGTATCCGTTTGAAAGTTCGTAAATACTTAAGCCGCTTTTTTCGTCGCGGTATCCGTCAAAGTAAAAGCCAAAACCGGCGACACTGACAGCGGCCCGGATGGCGTCGCGGGTCTTTTCTCCGTACTGCTTCCCGGCGTATTTCTTGCACGCCTCGCGGATCACGGGCCAGGCTTCTGCCACTAGTGCAGCGCGGGCGTTATCATTTAAAATTCGCTTTTCAATCTCCAGTCTGTAAAGTTTCTCGCACTCTGCCGCGATGGCGTCGGCATTCCCGCGGGCCTTCTCGCACAATGCGCGATATTCTGAGTTATTAAAGCGGCCGGAGTTCTGCGCGGCTTCCTTTTTCTCTGCAGAAAAGCCAAGCTCCGCAATCCTCTTTTCGCTTGCCTCGATGGCGGCGGCATTCTTTGCAAGTGCTTTTTTGATTTCCTTCAATCCTTTCATGTGATATAATCTCCTTTGCATTAGTTCCGGCATTTTGCCGGGGTGCTGGCGGCCGTTCCTGGCGGGGTTCGGTCGCCGTTTTTAGTTGTAAAAGTATTGGTACAGAAAAGCCCGGGCGCCGTCCTCGCCTAGTGCGTCAATGAGTCCCGCACAAAATAAAATATCTTTTTCGGCTGTCTCGGCGTAGTCCTCAAAATCTAGATCAAGAAAAGCTCGGTATAATTCAACAGCTTTTTCCATCCTCTGTGGCCTCCTTTCGTTGGGTTTGGTGCGGCTCCTGTGGCCGTCAATGTACTTCGATTACTTCAAAACCATACTTGCCGGCGTACTCTCTCACGGCGTCCGCGTCGCGTTCTGCGATGTATCCGCGGCCGGTGTAGACTTCACCGCAATCGGTGAAGGCGATTTCCTCGCCGTCAAGGATCAATGCGGACTCAAAACGGGCGCGGTCAACTTCTTCATAGTGGCGCATGTTTCAAGCTCCTTTCATGCCTTCCGGGCGGCCAGTGTTAACGCGTCAAAGATTCTGCTATAATCGTCAAAGCTGACAGAAAAAGCATTTGCGGCGTCGTTTATGCTGTCCGCGTTTTTGGTTTCTCTGACATACTCCCGCGCCGCTTCGAGTCTTTGCGCCGCGGTTGTTGTCTTTTTCAGTTCGTCCCGGTTTAAATTCCATAACTTTTTATAGTTCATTTTTTTCGCTCCGTTCCTTTGTCCCGCTGTCCTGGTCTCTGCGTCCTCTGCCGGCGCTAGGCTCGGCCGGGGCCGCTCTCCGTTTGTGGCGGGGTGCTTTGTTTATTGCTGCAATCGCGGGTGCCGATTTGCACGGCCTTTTTCCCGGGGCTTTTCCCCTTCCCGCGTTCGCTTGCTAGGTGCGTTAACTCCGCAAATCTTTAGCCGTCGGCGGTCGCTGCTCTGGATACTCTACGCGGTTCAGGCTCCGCGGTGTTGCTTTTTTCTCTTAACTTGACTACATTTTAAACTATAAAGTTTAAAAAGTCAACGCAAAAATTAAAGATTGCAATTTACAAATTAACTATAATAAGTAGTGGTAAATTATGCAATTTATACAAAACACTTGCGACTTGACAAGTTAAAAAACAAACTGTATTTTTTAAGTATGGAAAATTTGACGATTTCAGAAAAGATAAAAATAATTGCTGGCCGTTCCGGGCTTTCAGTGTCCGCACTGGCTCGCGTACTCGGTGAAAGTCCGCAAAACTTTGCGCAAAAATTAAAGCGTGATAATTTCCGCGTGGATGATCTGCAAAAGATTGCGACGGCCTGCGGGTATGATTTGCATGTGGATTTTGTAAAGAAGGCCGACGGCGGCCCGGGATGATCCCGGCCGGGGATGTGGTATAATATAGTTGTATAGGATTCGCGCCGGGTGTGCGCGTGGCTTTTGCCCGTCCTAGATTGCTTTTAATAGGCGTCTAGGGCGGGCTTTTTTGCGTTTACGGGGGTTTACATGGGCTGGACTATTCCACAAATAAAGAAGGCAATAAAAGACGGTGCCGCGGCGTATGGGATCACGGAAAAGGACGCGGAGCGGGTATTCCTGGATATGGTGAAAAATGATCCCGACGGCCTAACAACTATCTGCGCGGGGGGATCATGGGACAGCTTTATGCCGGCGGCAGATAGATGCGGCGTAAAGATCAAACGCGCCGCGGGTGATAGATCAAAGAAAAGCACAGTCAAAGAAAAAGCGCCGGAACTGGTGCGGGGTGATGTTGTGCCGGCGGTGTGGGCCGATGGCGTGCCGGGTGAAGTGGTGCAACGTGTTAACACTGCATTAGGTGATTATTGCGCGCAGTTTGCTGTTGATGATATGTCGAAAGATAGACAAACCAGATGGAGCGCCGCTTGCATGTATATTGGTTGGAATGTATTTAAACCGTCAAAGCTATTGCACGACGTAGAAAAGGAAAAACAGCAGGGCGGGAACGTGTACGACGTGCCGCGGGTGGCGGCGTTGGTGGACTTGTTTTTGTATTTGTGCGCTAGTCTTGTAAAAGCGCCTTTTATAAATGATTTCTGCAATTTTTCCGGTGTCTCGAATGCGTGGATTTTTGGGAAAGATGGCAGGCTTACGCCGGAACGGATGTGTCTTTTGCAAAAATTACGCGACGCACAAGAAAACGGTCTAGCCGGCTTGATCTCTGACGGTCGCCAAAATCCGACGGGTGCGCTTGCTATCCTTAACCACTGGCACGGATGGACTCAAACGAGAGAGATTATACACACTGACGGCGGGCGGGCTTCTGACGCGGCCGCGCTTCCAACGTTCGGCGGGTCTGATCTCGTCGGGATCGCGGAAAAGCCCGAAAATACACGCTTTTTGGAGTGAATGCAAGTTAATAAAATATACAATTTCTTAACTTTGTAGTGGATCACGGGCGGCGGCTCTGCAGGTACCGGGCAGGGGTCTGCCAGGCATGGCATGCGGCGCCGGGTTACCCCCACGCCCGCCCGAAACCAATTGAGGGTACACCCATGATGAAACGAGAGCCACGGAATGAATGGACGAAGGCAGAATATGAGAGATTCATAGCTTTACAAGGAGAATTAAATGCCAACAATAGGATCGGTAACAAAGACGGTAAGGATAGCCCCAAAAGATTTGGAAGTAATAAACGGGCTAATGGCCGACGGGACAAGTTGGAGTGGGGCAATCCATAAGCTGTGTGAGGGTGTACCCACGGGAAAGCCCCAAGAATCGGCAAACTCTAATAACGACCTGTCCGAGATCGAGTCAATGGCAAACTTCTTTCGGATGGGACTGGACGAATTTCTCAAGGGGGTATGTGACGGACTAATGGACGGGAGCCTAACTGTCGAAGGCGGGAAGGTAGTAGGTGTACCCCTAGTGAACCTTGAGGGACTAGAGGAAGCGTGTCACGAGCGTGGGATAAGTATGCAAGAGGCCATAGACAAGACAGTAAAGACCTTGAGAGGGAATAGATGAACATACCGGGAGGCAGTGAATGATCTATCTAAATGCAGAGGATATTAGGAATCTGTTAAAGGGGGACGATGTGGCGGTGCCGGACACAAATATTGTATTAAGGATGCCGGATGAGGAAGAGATGAAGTCCTTGGGCATGAGTCCCTATCAAATCGGGCTAGAGAAGTTCGAGCGGCAGGATTTTGACAAATCTAGCGTAGTATCCGCGGAGCGTGAGCGCATAAAGAATGGTGTCTTGGCTCTAAAGTCTCGGCGGAGGCTAAAGTACGACTATGTGCAGATCGAGGATGTTATCAAAGCGATAGGGGGTTAACGGATTGGAAAAGTATGTGTGCGAATGTTGTGGTGGTCAAATTGACCGCGTGAAGATGCAGTGTAAATATTGCGGAACGCAGTACAAGGAGAACTACGACCGGCCCATAAGGATCGAGACATTTACGAACCCGGTAAGAACCTTTAGTGCGTGTGTAGAGGTTGAGAGCAAGGAAAATGCAGAATACGCCATAAAGGCTCTTGCCAATGAACTATCAAAGGTGATTCCGTCGGTGATGGAAGTCCGAACAGAATATGATCCTCGAATAATGACAAACCGGGTATACGGCAGGATCAAGGTTATTCAGCCTGTTAATGTGTCTGACATTTAAGGGGGATTTGACATGATGCCAACTGGAATGCCGTGTCATCGGCTATATTTCCTCACGGAAGATGGGGAATATGAGGAAATCGGTGGGGATTTGGACAAGAAGATCGAGTTAAGTGAGCCGACTAGCGATTTCCCATCGTTTTCCAAAGAAGAGATCACTATGACGGTGAAAATGAGCAAGTGGTGCATCTTCAAATTGTTCTATTGGCCACTCATTAAAAATGTGTTTAGGAGGAAGAAATGAATTTGAATTTAGGGGTAATTCTTGACGAAGGTGCTTACATGCCGGAGAGGGCGCACGATACGGATGCGGGCTACGACTTGCGGACACCGAAGCGGGTAGTGATCCACCGAGGGAGTTCAGCGGTTATCGACACCGGGGTACACATTCAAATCCCTAGTGGATGGTTCGGCAAGTTAGAGAGCAAATCGGGGTTAAATGTAAACCACTCTGTAGTAAGTCTCGGGGGAGTGATCGATTCCGGGTACACTGGGAGCATTCGAGCGAAGATTTACAACCTTGGCGACACGGACTATGTATTCAGCGCCGGGGACAAGGTGGTGCAGATCATTTTCCATCGTCACGAATCACCGAGTTTTGTGGTTGTGGACAGTTTTGACGAAACAGATCGTGGTGACAATGGGTTTGGAAGTAGCGGGAGGTAAATTATGAGGTGCGCATTAAGTTTTGACGAGAACAAGAGTTTCATTAACCAAGAGTTGTGTGCGTGGGGAGAAATGCAGTCCACGAAAGAGGAACCGGCGTACAAGGAGTCTGACATCCACAAAGAGAGAGACAAGGGTTTTTATCTCGGTTGCAAGGCGATGGCGGACGAAGTAAACGTAATTATCGACGGGATCGACGATCAGCTTACGGAAGAGCAGAAGGGTTGCTTTGAGTACATCCGGGATTGCATCATGGGAGAATTGGCCATGCAGTTATTTGTCATTTTGGACAACCAGGAGGACAGCAAATGCGAGTAATCCACAGAGGATATGCGGCGACGACCTATGGAGAGGATCATCTAACGGTCTCTGATCGGTCGGGGAAGATTGTATACGAGGATCATTCCTCGAAAACATACACGGAGATCGAGTTGAAACTGCTTATTGAGGCGATTATCGATGGCAAGCGAGGCGATTGAGAGCAAATGGGCCGAGTACAAGGGCGTATTTGAGACCTTTCTGAACGGCTATTTGCAGACGGACGGGGATAAGAAAATATCCTATGCCGAAAACATAGACCGCGTTTTGGCGGCGATGTCGATGGTTGTGGACATATTGTTCCGTAACAAGGACGAAAAAGACATCATACGCGGCAGAGAGATCGGTTATGACGCCATAAATTACATCAATCGAGCCGTTTTAGCGTTTACTGGCGGGACGATAGCGCAGTTAGAGGACTACGGGCAGAAAAACAAGACCGAATACGTCTATGTGTCGATGTACTATGAAATTCTGCGGTACATGGCGTTCGATTATCTTGAACCATTTTGCCTATACGTCGAGAGAGACAGGTTACGGAGTGAGAGATTCTACGAACCTAGGAGAAAGACGCTAAAACGGGTAGTAGACGAACTGCAAAAACTCGAAAATGACGAGTTAGACCGTCTATTTATCCACATGCCGGCGCGAGTAGGGAAGTCAGCTATGACGACCTTCTATACGGCGTGGCACATCTCCAGGAATACGGAGAGTTCCAACCTATACATCACCTACAAAGAGGGGTTAGGCGGGGCGTTCCTAGAGGGTGTGCAAGAGTTATTCACTGATCCGACGTATCGGTTCGCTGATGTGTTCCCGAGAGTGAAGATCACGAGCACGGATGCGAAGAACAACAAAATGGACGTGGCCACGGATGGTAGGAGGCGGAAGAAGTACAAGTCCTTATCCGGCAAAGGTCTTGAGAGCGGTCTAAACGGCGAGTACGATGCCAACGGCGTAATGATCTTTGACGACATCCTTGAAGGTGTGCAGGACGTTTTATCAGCCGATGTATTGGAGCGGAAGAGAACCATTTTCCAAAACAATGCACTGCCGAGAAAGAAAGAGTCTTGCAAGATGATCTACATGGGGACGATTTGGGCCACGAACGACATTTTCATGCGTGAGCGCGAGTTCCTAGAGGTTGATCCGACGGCAAAGGGTATTCGATACGAGGTTATTACCATTCCGGCGCTAGACCCGGTTACGGATGAAAGCAATTTCGACTATGAGTACGGGGTTGGCTTTTCCACGGAATACTACCGCAGACTGCGGGCACAGTTTGAAATGAACGGAGACCTGGCTGGATGGTGGTGCCAGTGTCAGCAGGAGCCTATAGACCGTCAAGGGACGATATTTGACCCGGAACACACGAATTACTACAAGGTGTTGCCGGAAGGCGAGCCTATCAAGGTTATAGCGCATTGTGACGTGGCTTTAGGCGGAGAGGACTACCTATCATTCCCGATTGCATACTACTACGAGAACGAAGAAGGCGGCCTTGATGGGTATGTGGAGGATGTGGTCTTTGACAATTCAGAGAAGCACATCACGCAACCGCAGGTGGTATCGAAGATAAAGGCACACAGGGTCAAGAATGTGCATTTTGAGGCGAACCAAGGTGGCGAAGGGTACAAAGACGACATACAACGCCTTATCAAAGAGGACAAGGAATACAAGGTAAGTTGCAATATCACATCGGATTGGGCGCCCGTAACCAAGCGGAAAGAGCAAAGGATATGGGACTGCGCGCAAGAAATCCGAGAATTGCACTTCAAGGAGCCGTCTTTGCAGGACAAACAGTATCGGATGTTCATGCAGAACCTATTTAGTTTCACGATGGGGAAGAAAACCCGGCACTTCCACGAGGATGCCGCCGACTCATTGGCGGGGCTAGTGGATTTTGCAAAGAGCGGCAGTGGAGTGAAACAGGCGCGGATAATAAGGAGCCTTCTTTGAGATACTTACGAGGACAGCCTAGCAAGGAAAATGCGGTGGCGTATTGCCATCACCCAAAGCATGTGGGGTATTTATCGCCGGCGATAATGAAAAAGCACGACTGTTTAAACAAGAAGTGCAAATACCTACACATATACGAAGAAAACGATCATTGGGTACAGAGGGCAAAAAGAAATCGTGAAAAGAAGTTCCGAAAATGGCTCCAAAACGACGATTACGAGCGCATAGCGGAGTACATAGCAGAATTGATTGGGAGGAATTATGAACAAGAGGGACATTAAACTCGACAAGTATGGCATCAGCAGAAAGCGCTACAAGGAGTTATGTGGGTTTTGTGAGCAATATCCCGATTGGAAGAAGGAGATTCAGAATTATTCATACCTAAAACCCGCATTCAGGACATCCGAGGGTCGTTCGGAAGGCGGAACGTCTGATCCAGTATTTGACGCGGCACTGAAATTGGATCGATTCATCGACAACTGCGCCATGATCGAGAGGGTGGCACAAGAAGCTGACCCGGAGTTTTGGGAGTTTATCATCAAGTCTGTCTGCTATGAAGTGCCGCTGAATTACCTTATTTCCGTGGAAGGGATGAACCTTTCGCAGTTTCCGTTCTACAAAAAGCGGAGATATTTCTTCTTCCTTTTGGACAAAGAGAGAAAGTAAGCAAAAAAAGGACATATTTTCAATATATTATGGTATTGGTCAAAAAAATAGATTAAAGCCATTATCCCCTTTTCTTCTTACGGGCGTCCAAGCGGGCGCCCATTTTTATTGGAGGGCAAAACAATGACATTGGCACAACTTTCCGAGGCGTTGGCCGGGAATGCAAACCTTATGGTGTCTCTCGTGGATTCCAAGGGGGACACGCTTATCAAGTACACTGCGGCAGGATACGAAGCCGTGGATAGCACTGTTATGGCGCGGAACGTTATCAAGGTTATCGTGAACGGAAACTACAATCTGTCTGTGGTGATCGCAGACGCGGAGTAAGTTATGCAGATTGGTAGACGGGTATTATATACCGATGTAGAGGCGATTACGCCGGACAATGTAATACAGGTTATCGAGAGCGTTATTTCGGACTTTGAAGCAAACGCCATTGATTGTACCCGTCTTTTGGAATTTGAGGCGGGGGATCAGCCGCTAGGCCGTGAAAAGACCGTGAGACCCGACATTGACATCCAAACCGTTGACAACGTGGCGCATGAAATCTCCGAGTTCAAGGAAGGTTACCATTGGGGTAATGCCATCACTTTTGTCCAAAGGGGCACGAAAGACAGCGGTTCTGAAACCGAGTCTGATGCAATCGCCCTACTGAACGAGTGCTATTCTGCGGAGAATGCTGGCGGGAAACAGAGTGAGCTTGGGCGGTTCATTGAAATCTGCGGCATTGGACTTACCTTTGTTGACACAAAGACAAATTACGAGGAAGGTGATTCCTTCTTCCAGTACGAAGTTCTTGATCCGCGGTATGCCTTTGTTGTCAGATCGAGCAGATATTCCGACCATAGGGTGATGCTTGGCGTAACTTTCCGTGAAGATAGCATGAAAACCCGCTACTACACTGCGTTTTCCGCGGATACACGGTATGAAATCGTAAGCCGCGAAGTGAAGAACGGCAGAAAGTATGTCACGGAATGGGGAATGACGCGCAGGAGCGGCGAGTACAATCCTTTAGGTGTTGTCCCTATAGTTGAGTACGAGCGTTCAAAGGATAGGATGGGGGTGTTCGAGAGAGAAATTCCCGAAATGATCCGCTTAAACATCATTCTGTCTGACATCGGAAACGATGTAGACCAAGAGACACAGCAGATTTGGCACGCCAACGACGTTGACTTTCCGAAGGTTTTGGACGCGGACGGCAATCCGACGGACGAGATCAAGAAGCCCGGTTCTAATGATTGGGTGGTGACGGAAACCACGAAGGACGGAAGATCGCCGTTTATCAAGCCGTTAGGCTCTGCTTACAACTATGCCGGGCTTATGGCCACTTACGCTGTGAGCCGTGCGTTGATTTTACAGAGGTGCTATACACCGTGCAGAAACGACGATTCCGGCGGTAGCACTGGTGTTGCCATGAGCGATGCAACCGGGTGGAGCGCGGCCGAGCAGGTGGCTTGCAAACAGCAGTTACTTACCGAGTCCGCAAAGATGCAAGAGGTCAAGATTGTCATTAGGGCGATCAAGAAAAACCCGCATCTTCCGTCCAATAGCCCGCTGAACAACCTGCGGTATATGGATGTCAAGCCGAACATCACTCGGCAGAAGAATTACGAAATGACGGTCAAGACAACGGCACTGGCAAATCTCTTGAGCCACGGTATCAACGGCCTTCATGCACTGCGCAGTGTGAACTTCTTTGATGATGTCGCACAGGTATGGGCGGATAGCAAGGAACTGATTGAACAGTATCAGCAAAGCACTTTTGGCAAGGACGAGGAAACAGCGCCACAGAGCGATGATCCTGTCAATCAGATCGCAAATTCGCCGCTGATCGACGGGATGGATGTAAATGCTGATAACAGGGATTGACGAACTGAATACGATGTCAAAGCCACCGAAGGAATACTTTGGGGAGATGAATCTGACGGAAGAACAGAAGGATGATCGTATTCGGTTCACCGAGCAAGCTAACGACGAACTTTTGGGCGTGATGGAGTTAATCGTCGCGTCCCTTGAGTTTGGCGAGATTGACTATGATTTCATCCGCGAAACACTTGAAGAGCGTTGGCTTGAGGTTATCGGCAGTTTTGCTGTTATTGACGACTATTTGAGGCAGTACGCCGCTGATTATGCGATGAACTTTGTTGAGGCGACGGAAACGAACATATCCGATATATGGTTTTTGTCCGAGGACAGGGCCTTGTATAACGCAGAGAATGGCGCCAATGACACGTTGAACTATAAAGAGTATGTTGATGCGGTAAAACGCGGCTACAAGGCAAAGAGATGGCTTACAGAGCGTGATAGAAAAGTCAGAAAAACTCACGCAGAACTTGAGAGCAAGACCATCGGAATCATGGACTACTTTGATGTAGGTGGCGTGCTTATGCGATTCCCGAAAGACTACGAGATGGCGTTTGATGCGCCACATGAGACCGTGAATTGCAGATGCACAGTAAAATACATCAAGAAATAATAAGGCATCCTACGGGGTGCTTTTTTATATATGTCAGCACAAGACATTAAAAGCCGACGGAGAAGGTCGTAAAGGAGCAGACATCGGTAGAGAAAACCGTAAAAGAGCAAGCTGGCGAGCACACGCAGAAAGGAAACTGAATATGGCAGAGAATGTAAAGGAACCCGAAGTGAACGAGGATGGCAAACTCGCACCTACACCCGATCCGATCGAGAAAAAGAAGGATGCCGGAGAGCCGAGCGCGCAAGACCTTCTTGTGGAGATCGCAAAACTCAAGCGTATTGCAGACAAGAATGCGGCAGAGGCGGCGGAGTTCAAGAAGAAGTACCGCGAGAGTTTGAGCGAAGTAGAGAAGGCTTCGATGGAGAAGGCGGAGAAAGAAGCAGAGCGGGATGAAGAACTCAAGCAGTTGCGCCGGGACAACAGCATCAACAGGGTAGAGAAAAGTTACCTTGCGATGGGTTGGACGGCAGAAGAGGCGTCCCGAATGGCTATTGCCGAGGTTGATGGAGACATCGATACAAAGGTGAAGATCATGGCAGAAGTCGATGCTAGGAAGAAGAAGGAATACGAGGCAGAGTTTCTCAAATCCCGTCCCGATGTGAACGTTGGGGGCGGTTCGGGGCAGACTGTCACAAAAGAGAAGTTCGATAGCATGAGCATTATCGAGCGGACGAGACTCAAAAAGGAAAATCCGGCGGAATATGAACGTCTGATTAAACTGTAGCACCGGCCACCGACATAAGGTGGTCGCTGACCCCAAAAAGTTACGGGGTAGAAAGGAAGAAAAAATGTCAGCAGGAGCAAACGCAACACTTTTGGCAAATTTGATCGATCCCGAAGTCCTTGCAGATTTTATCGATCAGAAACTGGTGGACAACATCAGACTTGCACCACTTGCAACCGTGGACAACACCCTTGTAGGAAAGCCCGGTGACGAGATCACGTTCCCTAGCTTTAGCTACATCGGAGATGCAGTCGATGTTCCCGAGGGAACGGACATCCCTATCGCACAGCTTACCGCATCTAGCACCAAGGTCAAGGTGGCCAAGATCGGCAAGGCAGTGGAGATTTCCGACGAGGCAATCCTGTCCGGCGCAGGTGATGTTGTAAACGAGGCATCCAAGCAGATTCTTACCGCTATCAACAGCGGCGTTGAGTCCGCACTGCTTCGCGACGTCAACAACCGTGCAACGCTGACCGATACCATCGCGGCCGCGGCAGACGCATCTGATGGTATTGCAGACGCACTGACCAAGTTCGGTGAGGACATCGATGGCGAGAAGGTACTGGTGATCCCGCCCGCATTCTACGCAAGACTGCGCAAGACGAAGAGTTGGATTCCTAACACCGAGATCGGCGCAAGTGCAATCATTCGTGGCACCGTTGGTATGGTTCATGGATGCCAGGTTATCACTTCCAACAGAGTGAAGGCACATGACGAGTACAACAAGACCACCGATACCTCTGTGGATGCTTCCAAGACATACTACGAACTGGTCAACGGAGTTATGACTGCGGTTGTATCCCCTACCGCGGCAGACCTCGGCAAGTATTACGAGAAAACCTCTGTGGCAGATTCCGCATACATCATCAAGCCGGGCGCACTGCGCATCGTTCACAAGAGAAACACCCTTGTGGAGTTTGATCGCGACATCCTTGCTGAAATGAACTACATCAAGGGAAGCAACATCTTTGCTCCTTATCTGTATGATGCGGGCAAGGCAATCAAGATCACGCTTCTGTAAGGGAGAGTAGCCAATGGGAATGATGACGAGAAGAAACATCAAGGCAAGGGGCGGCATCGCCCCTATGCCTGTTCCCAAAGCAAAGAAAACGACCGCGATCTCCCTTGAAGATAAGGTCAAGACAAGTGGACTGTCCAAAACCGAGATCAATCGCATGTCCACTGCTGAACTTCAAGAGGTTGCGAAAGGCTTTGGGGTAAAGGATGCCGGAGAAATGAGCGGTAATCAGATCAAGAAAATGCTTATCGCGGCTTATGAGGACTAACTATGAATACCGAGGAATTGATACAAGAGATTGTCAACGATCTCACCATAGAGTTAAGAAATGAGGAAAACTTTGACAGTGTTTTGCTCGATTCCAAAGTAAGAAGTGCAGTGCGTGAAGTGAAAACGGCACGGAAATATCCTTTAGGTTATTCGGAGTCGGCTATTTCGAGTGATCTTGAGCGGTATTACAGTCAGATCAAGTCGATTGCATTGTATGACTATTCCAAGGCGGGTGCAGAGGGGCAAGCAAACTATTCTGCGGATGGAGAGAATATCTCCTATGAGAAAAGAGATGCCCTCTTTAAGGGTGTGGCTCCACTCTGTATCGTTATGTAGGGAGTTACTATGAGAACAAGCAGGCGTGTCAAACAGAAGATGTTTTATGCCACCATGCACGAAGGTTCTCCCATCTATGCAAAAGACGATGAAGGAAATATCATCTATGACGAAATGCCGGATGGGGAGCAGATACCACGAGAGGTGGGTGAAACCCCGGAAGGATACGACGAGCCGATAGAGTTTGAAAATTCCATTACTGGAACATTGACTGCTGATGAAATCCAAGCGTTCGGTAGCGAGAACAAGGTGTTGGCCAAAATGACTTATCCGAAAGGCGCATACCCGTTCGCTGTTGGGGTGCTGATTTGGAAGGATTCAGAAGTTAATTACAACAAAGATGGATCAGTAGACGAGAAAAGTGCGGATTACCGCATTATTGGCATTCAAGATACGGGCCGACACTTCTACAAGGCGCTTTTAGAGGTGGTCTTGTGAGACAGATATACATATCACTTTCAACCGAAAGGTCTATTGAGAATGCAATCAAGTCTTTGGAAAATCTCAAGGCAGAGATACACCAAAAGACAGAGGAATTTCTTGACAGACTTATGGAATCCGGCATAACCACAGCAAAGGCCAATACGGGTATATATGGATCATATATCGCGTTTGAAAAGCAGATAACCCGCAAGGGCGGTGGATATGAGGCCATTCTGATAGAACGCGACAGACAGAAGATAACCCGCGTTTGGTACACCACAAAGGCAAGAACGAAAGAGAAGTCCTATGATGTTTCACCAATTCTTCTTGCCGAGTTTGGATCGGGTTGGCTTGCGAATGTTCTTGATGATGTAGAAGGTGTGGGGCAGGGCACTATGCCAGGTCAAGTACATGCTTTCGATCAAGGCGGTTGGTACTGGTATGACGAGGACGGGACGAAACACCACAGCAGGGGTGAGGCACCCACTTATCCAATGCACAAGGCGTTCCTTATGATGGCGTATCAGATAGACAAAATAGGCAGAGAGGTGTTCAATGGCTGAATGGTATTCGGGTATTGAGGCCACGGTATTTACCCAACTTCAATACATGCTCAAAAAAGAATATCCGAAACTCGAATGTAAGACAACGAGTGAGACCATGACACCTGCGTATTTCCCTACACTCTATCTTCACGAGACACAGCAGGAAACCGGGAGAGACCTTACAAACGAAACGGTAAACGCAGTGATTAGCACGGTTTATGTGCGCGTTTGGACGAATACCACGGAGAGCGAGTGCAAGGATATTCTCACACTCGCAACAAAGGAACTCAAGCGGTTTCGATATAATGTCCAAAACCTTCCGACCACCGCACTTACAAACAAGATCGCTTATGGCGAGATCATGGCGACGCGGGTTGTTGGAAGCGGAGACACGGACATTGTAAAGTAAATGATTATGCTCCGAAAGGTCGGGGTTAAATCATAAAACATCAAGGAAAGGCGCATTCGCGTCTTTTTTGTAGCACCGACTACCAAAGAGGTAGCCGCTAACCCCGTTAGGTAGGGGTAGAAAGGAAAAAGATATGGCAGTAGCAGTAGCAGGATTATCTACCCTTGGCATCAAGTTTGGCTATGCGGTAGAGACTGTTGCGGGTCAGAAGCCCGCGGCTTTCACACAGCTTGAGAGATGCAACAATATCTCCGGCATCGAACTGTCTACAGAACAGATTGACGCATCTGCGCTTGAGGATGAAATCACGAAGTACGTGGCAGGTCGCCAGGACACCGGCGGAGAATGGACTGTAACCTTCAACCTTACCGCAGAAGTTGCGGCACAGCTTGAGGCTATGATTGCCGCATACGAGGCCGGACAGGCAGCGTCCACCGTACTGAACACTTGGTTTGAGGTTTGGTCTCCTAATCAGACCAACGCATTCTTTGTTATCGCACAGCCTCCGAAGCACCTTCCTATGCCCGAGTTCGGACAGAACGAGCTTCAGACCATCGACATCGTATTCACCATCCAGGAGTACAAGGGACAGCTTACCGCAGTTGAGCCTACGGCCTAGGGAGTCGCGCTCGACAAGCACACCGTCACTTTAGTTAATGGAGACAGCGAGACCATTGTTGCAACGACAAATCCTGCGGGGCAGACAGTTACTTGGGCGAGCGATGATACTGATGTTGCCACGGTAAGTGGCGGTGTAGTAACAAGTGTTGGTGAGGGAAGCGCGACTATCACGGCTTCCATGACATACCAAGGTGTCACTTACACAGATACTTGTGTGGTGACAGTAACAGAGAGTTAGTCCATAGCGACGACTCTTCCATGCAAGAAGGATAAGGAAGGCGGGGTGTAAAAGCCCTGCCTTCCCCCTTTAATATTTTCCGCATTAGCGGAAGGGGGAACAATATGAAGAAAATTACTATTGACGGAAAAGAGTACACGATCACGTTTTCTATTGCCGCTTCGCTCTACAATGAATGCACAGAGAGCATCATGGACGGTTTTGTGAAGGGCGGAATGATCGAAGATGGTATTGAAAACAAGAACACTGACAGTGTTTTGAAAAACATCATTTCCACCATCGCAAATATCCCGCAGAAGGCGTGTGTTCTGTTCTACGCCGGCCTTATGGAGAACCACGGGGCGGAGTATGGTGACGGGTCTGTGCCTACTTTGAAAGATGCGACAAAACTCCTTGCAAAGTACCTTAAAGAGCACAAGGACGAAAACGAGGGCAACGGAAAGTCCTTCTATGATGTGATGTCTGAAATGATGGAGCAGATCGTAGAAGATCATTTTTTCGAGATGATCGGTCTGGACAAGATGATGGACGGACTGACGGAGAAGAAGCCAAAGAGAAGCAAGAAAAAGGTTGGCGAAGAATAATCTACGAGGACATTCTACCTCGATATATCGCCATAGGTGTATCCAAGCATGAAATAATGCACTCCGGGTTAGTGGAATTGCGCGTCTATGATGAAGCGTACAAACTGAAACGGAAGATGCAAGACGAGAGAGACTATTTCTGCGGTATCTATACCTACAACGCGGTTGCAACGGCATTGGCAAACGCTTTCCGAAAGAAGGGCGAGAAACCCACGCCATACCGCGAAATGTCTATCATGGAAGAAATTGAGGCCAATCGGAAACTCAATAATCCCACAGAAGAAGAGAAAATTGTGCAGACGCAGATGTTTTTCGACTATCTCGACAGTCTGCAAAGAAGTTTTGAACGGAACCATCCCGCCCGCTGAAAATGTGGGCGGGAATTTTTGTAGGGTTTTGCGCGAGGGTAAAACTCATGGCGGATATCAATACCTTAAATATTCAAATATCGGCATCCACGGCAAAGGCTGACAAGGCGATTGATAGCCTTATTAGTTCGTTGGGCAAGCTGAACATGGCTCTGAACAACTATTCCGACCAGTCGGGCTATGTCAAGGGACTCAAGAACCTTACTAACGGTCTGACGGGCGTTGCAGATGCCGTTGCATCCATTGATGTAAACAAAATACAAGAAGTTTCCAAGGCTGTTGGTAGCCTTGCGTCCGCCGGTGGCAAGCTGTCGAAAATGACTTTTGCGAAGTCTTTTTCTGACATGGGTAAGTCTCTGAATGCCACCGAGGCAAAAATAAAAGAAGCGGCTGAAAGTATCGCTAAAACTTTCGGCATTTCAAGCAAAGAGGGCATTTCTGACCTCACGGCCGCAATTCGCGAGTTCTATTCTGCATCTGATCCTTCCTCACTCAAATCTGCGGAAGATTATGTCAAGGGTGTAATCAAGGATTATACCGAGCTGAACAGTGTGTTGAGTAGCACACAAGAACTGTATAACAGCGTTCGACGCTATTTATCCGGGAGCAATATTACTCTTCCGAGAGGATGGACGAGCGAGTTTTCAAAGTCCGAAAGGGGAAAACTTGGCATAGGTAACACCTCGGCCGATGCAACTCAAAGCATGAATGTCGCCTCTGCTATAGAGGAAATGAACGGTGTATTAGGCACCACTTTCGACACGTCGAAGAATGAAATGATTATTCTGCACGACGTTGTTGACTACCTCTATCGGCTTGAAGATGCTATCAAGGAAGAAGCCGAGGCAAACCGCGATTTTGCAGTATCTACCACGGAAGTTTCGCAAGCACTCGATACGCTTTATGAGAAGTTCGGGAAGGTTCGTGAAGTTCAGTCTGCGGATGATAATGCGTTTCTTGGAGCGGGCGGCGTAGACTTCTCTGATATGGAATTGCCGTTTGGTGACGGTGGTTTTGGTGAGGTTGAAACGAGTGCTAGGTCTGCGGATGCGGCAGTAAAAGAGGTTGTTTCCGACGTTCAAGAAGTCAAGACCGAGCTGAATGACATTACCGTTCAGAATCCGTTTGATGGCGTAATTAACGGCATCGAAGCGTTGAACGGTGTTTCTCTTGATGCAGAGCAGTTTAGCGGCGTCAAATTGCTTGCGGAGAGCATGGGGAAACTTGGCGGTTCCAATACTGCGGCGGCGGCTGACGCACTGCCGAAACTTGCATCCGCAATCCAGTCCTTTAGTAGTGTTTCCGTTCCTAGTCTTGAAGGCGTTAGCCAACTGGCGGCTGATTTAAGGTCTTTGGGATCGAAAACTGTGGTTGCGGCCGCGCAGTCCTTGCCGCAGATTATTACTTCTTTGGAGCGGTTGTCAACGCTTACCATTCCTTCCCCGGCCGGGCTTATGGATGTCGCAAATTCGATCAAGGCTTTTGGTTCGGCGGCGGCGGTAAAGGCAACGGCAAATATCCCTTCTCTTGCGGCGTCGCTTGGTGCGCTTATGTCCACTCTTGCGGCGGCACCTGTTGTGAATCAGAGTGTTATCGACCTTGTGAATGCACTTGCACAGTTGTCGGCTAATGGAAGTACCGCGACAAACATTATAAACCGGCTTACGGGAAGCACCACAAGGTTTGGAAGTTCCGCTAGGAAAGCATCAAAGCACACAAAAGGGCTTGCTAGTACCATCGGTTCCATATATGCAAAGTTTTTCCTGCTTATTAGGGCGTTTAGGTTGATTAAGGGCGCAATCGGATATGCGTCTGATCTGACCGAAGTGCAGAACGTGGTTGCCACAACCTTTGGCGATTCCACGGCAAAAGTACAGGAATTTGCAGACACGGCTATTATGTCTTTTGGCATGTCTGAATTGTCTGCAAAGCAGTTCGCATCGCGTTTTCAATCGATGGGTTCTGCTATGGGCGTTTCAACAGAACAGGTGAAGAAAGCGTCCGACTATCTAGTTGGTGTGATCCCGCAGACCGAACGAGTGGAAAGACTGTACGGTAATCTTGGCGACTCGATGGCGGATGTGTCTATCAACTTGACGAAGTTGACCGCTGACATGGCATCCTTCTACAACGTAGATTATGCGGATGTAGCCGAGGATATGCAGGCCGTGTTTACCGGCATGACTAGACCGTTGAGGAAGTATGGTCTCGATCTGACGCAGGCAACCTTGAAAGAGTGGGCGCTTGCGAATGGAATGAACGCCGATATTTCAAAAATGACGCAGGCAGAAAAGACCATGCTCCGCTATCAGTATGTAATGTCTCGCATGGGGCATGTCATGGGCGATTTTGATAAGACCATGAACACCTGGGCAAACGTCATTCGTACTATCGGACAGCAGTTCCAAAAGTTAGGTCAGATTATCGGAAAAGGTTTCATAAGTGCGCTAAAGCCTATCTTAATTCAGTTTAGGGATTTCCTTAATACGTTTATTGATCTTGCGGAAAAAGCCCTTAACGCGCTTGGAAAATTACTTGGTTGGCAGTTTGAGATTGAAGATGTCGGAACCACATTGGACGACGACATGGAAGATTACGCCGACGGAATTGACGATGCCGGAGAAAGTGCAAAGAAGTTAAAGAAAATGCTTCTCGGCATTGATGAATTAAACCTCTTACCCGACAACAGCGACGATGATGCTGGCGGCGGTGGTGGCGGCGGAGGTGGAGGTCTCTCCGGCGGGGCGACTGGCGGGGAACTTCACCTTGTTCCATACGATAGCGACATTGACTCTTGGTTCGAGTTTGGACGTGCTATTGCTGACAAAATCAAAGAGTGGTTACAGTCTATCGATTGGGAAGGCTACTTTAAGAAGGCAGAGGAAGCCGGAAAGAACTTTGCGGAATTTCTCAATGGTCTGTTTGATCCCGAGATGTTCTACGAGATTGGAAAGGCGATTGCAAACGGTCTGAACACGATTCTCCATTTCCTTCACAGCTTTGCGCTTGAGTTTGACGGAACGAATTTTGGGCTTGCTATTGCGGCACAAATCAACGGGTTCTTTGAGAACTTTGATTTCAAGTTACTTGCGGCCACGTTGAATGAATGGGCCGATAAACTGTGGGATGCAATCAAGGCGGCTATCTACGGCGATGAAAACGGAGAAGGTGGCATAAATTGGGATGCCATCAAGACCGGGCTTTCTGACTTCTTTAGCACCATTGAACTCGATACTGTAGCACTTATCATTGGCGCAATCACCATTAAGAAAGTGCTTAAATGGGTGTTTAGTGGCGGTATTTTGAAGTCACTTGGAACGGCACTCACCAAAGCTATCACTGCAGGGGGTGGACTTACTGGTGTTGCAGAGGCGATCGGAAAGAAGATCGGCGGTTCTAGACTTGTGACTGGGTTTTCGGCCGCAATCGCAGGAGCAGGCGGATTAAAGAACTTCCTCTTCCTTGACATGGCGGCATTAGTCGGTGAGGGTGCCGTATCTGTTGGAACTATGATCGGTTCGTCCATTATTGGCGGCATTGGCGCCGCATTTCTTGGATGGAATTTCGGTCAATTACTTTATGAAGTAATCACCGGCGAAGAGATTGACATGTCCTTCTTTGAGCAAATGAAGGAGATTAAAGAATCGTTCACCGATGGATCGTGGCGCGGTGCGCTTGAACTGTGGGGCGCCGATATTGCGGAAGGATTCAGAGCGGCCGGTTCTGCAATCGCAGACTTTTTCGCTCCTGCAATAGAGGGCATTTCCGCTACTTTCACAAGTCTTGGAGAGAACGTCCATATTGCTGTTACCGGCATCCGCGTAGGCTTTAGCGAACTTGGTGCTTACCTTGTTGGAGTGTGGAACGGAATCACGACGAACCTTTCAAATTGGTGGAATACCAAAATATTGCCGCTGTTTACAAAGGAGAAGTGGTCTGAAATCGGCGCCCACCTCAAGGAAGGCTTCGAGACAAAGTGGAGCGAGTTTAAGACATGGTATGACGGAACCGCACTTGCGCAGTGGTGGTCTGATGTAAAGGCAAAGTTCACGAAGGAAAATTGGCAGGAGACTGGCAAGAACATCAAAGAAGGCTTCTCCGTAGGGTGGGCAAACTTCAAGAATTGGTGGAACAACACTGCGTTTGCAGAATTTTGGCGAGACATCAAGGAGCGGAAGTTCAGCAAGGATAGTTGGAACCTTTCGGGCATTTGGGAAGGCTTGCAAGCGGCCATCGAGCGCGGCATTCAAGCAATAAGGAGCGCGTGGGAGAACTTCAAGAACTCGTTTAGTTTCAACCTTAATCTTCCCGATATTGGTGGATATATTGACGACATCAAGAAGAAGTGGGGTGAACTTGATTTGGGCGGCGGCTCCGGCAAGAAGTTTGCGTCCGGCGGTTTCCCTGCAACTGGATCACTGTTCATCGCAAACGAAGCAGGCCCGGAGATGGTCGGTACGATTGGCAACAGAACGGCGGTTGTAAACAATGGTCAAATTGTCGAGAGTATCAAAGCCGGTGTGTACGAGGCGATGGCAAGCGCTATGGCGGCAAGTGGTGGAAACAATGTGTCTGTTGTACTTGAAGGCGACACGGCAAGTTTCTTTAGTGCGATTGTCCGGGAGAATAACCGAGAGATTATGAGAACCGGCAAGAGCAGACTCCGTAACTAATGGGGAATCCTTTGGGGTTCCCCTTTTTGGAGGATGAAATATGACTATCAACGTATTGGACACAAATGGAAGGTGGATGGTAGATAACAGTGAAATCTACATTCCCGCGTGTGACATCCAAATTCAGCACACAAACGTAGCTTCCGCGGATAGTGGCCGTACAGAGGACGGCGTGATGCACATTGATTGGGTGCGTCGCGATGTTCGCAAGGTGAATTTGCAGTGGAAGGTAATGACTGGTCAAGAACTTTCCTATGTAATGAACCTTCTGCAAGGGAAAGAGTTTACATTCAAGTATTACGATATGGGAGCCGTGCAGACCATCAGTGCGTATTGCGGAGAATCTTCCTATACTAAATATTCAGATGCTATTGCGGCGGAGAGTGGTGGTTTGTATACGGATGTGTCCATTAACGTGATCGAGATGTAAGGGGGAACGGTATGTATTACACATCGAGCGAATACAAAACGGCAATAGAAAGCAAGTCAAGGGTGTTTACTTGGAAGGGTAGTATCACTCTAAAGGATGGAACTGTCATTCCACTGGACACCACGAATATCGCGCAGAACGGCATTACATTTAACAGCGAGTTGTTTGACAACGACATGCCGTGGGTTGGTGGCACTTGTTCTGCCGAAGCAGACGTGACGATCATCACGGAAGCGGATAGGTTCAAACTGTATGGAGCCACCGTGGAACTTTTGTTCTCTTTACTGGTTGATGAAGATAACGACATTTATGAGGATGTACCTATTGGTATCTTCTATGTCCACGAGGCAGAGAGAGCCGGCGACAAGCGCATTAAGTTGGTTTGTTATGATGCTATGTCAAAGTTTGAGAAGGAAGCCCGCGTTAACACTAATGGAACTCCTTTTCAGATTCTTTCGCTGTGTTGTCAGCAGTGCGGCGTGACATTGGGCGATTCGGAACAGTACATCGAAGATAACTTTGTGAATGGTGCATTGGAACTCACTTCCTATGTCGGAGACAACAATATCGCCACATGGAGACAGTGTGTTGGTTTTGTGGCCGCTATTTTGGGTGCGAATGCAGTAATCAACAGAGAAGGTGAACTTCATCTCGTTGCCGATTCTACGGATGAATACGGGACTGTGGAACTGTATTCCTCTAAACGCTTTAGCGCTGACATAGGCGACTTTTCCGTTGGTGTTCGCGGTATTTCCGCGACAAATCCCGACACTGGCAAGGAAGTTATCATTGATAGTATTGTCCAGGGCGGCGAGACGCAAAACATTGGATACTTGCTCGAACTTGGTCTTAATCCGCTGATGCCGATTGACGAGCAGGCAATAAATCAGATCGTTTCGGATATTCGTGATGAACTGTATGGAAAATACACGACTCCGTTTGATGCGAACATTCCGGCTGATCCGTCCTTTGACCTTGGCGATCATGTAAATCTCTACGACTTGAGCGGGGAATACATCGGAGAAGGTATTATTGCAAAGGTGTCGCTTAAATCAAGTGGCGGAATGACGATCACTGGCGTTGGTGTATTCCCGGAGGCAAATTCCACAAACAACGAACGCCTTATCTCCGGCAAAGAAAACGAGGTGAATTGGGATTCTACCTATTATTATGACTACAAAAACTCTGCCGCATTTACAATCCATGATGGTGAGTATGCGCAGATAATCAACCTTGTTTACAACACGGGTGCAAGCACTCACGTTGATTTCCACGGACAAGTCAAGGCGACGATTGTTGCAACCGAGCAATACAGTTCTTATAGGGATACATACACCTATAATGATGTAATTATCACTGCGAAGATTTTTGTAGACGGTGAAGAACAGAGTTACCGGCCCGTGTGGACTTTCACAGACGGAGTACAAACCCTTGATTTCTTGTACTTCTACAAGGCGGCAGAAGAAACGACTGGAACGATCACGGTATGGCTATATGTTGCGAACGGTAATGTGAGCATTGGCATTGGTGACTCTATCGGATATGTTTGCGGTGCGAACTACAAGGATGATGTCGTCGCAGTGGGCATTACTCAATATCCCGACAAGACGGAATATTACGTTGGCGAAAACTTTGATTACTCGGGGCTTGTTGTGCAGGCACAGTTGAAGTCCGGGAACTTAATTACTGTCACAAGTGGGTGTGAGCTTACTCCCGCTGATGGTTCTATTGCCCCCGAGGTGGAACACAAGACGTATGTTAATGCGGAAGTGTTATACCTGGATTTGAACAACAATAGGTGGGTAAATAACCTTTCGTTCCTCATAAGGCCGGAGAACAGACTGCGGAATATTGCCTACTTTGTGGTAAGCAACGGCACATCGAGCTATGTGATCTATCTTGATGTAGCAAACAAGACGATTGTAGACACTCCGTATATAAGGATGCGGGATAGTCACCCGTATCAAGACCCGCACTATAGTCTCCGAACGAGTAATGCAGGGGTGCAGGTTTCACCGGGTCGTATTGCTACGTTTGGTAGTGCGTATAACACACCGTTCACTCACTGGCACATACAACCCAAAAGACAACTCCCGACAATAGATGGGTTTATACAGTTTTATAATGACAGCAGTTCATCTACAATATTCCACTTTGATAGAGTGCATTGTAATACAACAGAAGACACGCCCGCAATAGTGCGCATTGGAGATTATGATTTTGGCGTTACTAATCCTTACGCATTGGGGTATTATTCTGGTGCTGGCGGTGGAGAGTTTTTAAATTATCGCGGGAAAGTATGCTTTATTATACATTATGATAATGGAGCATACAAAATAGTAGCATACTATGTCGGTACCGACACGTTTGAGTTTATAGGGAGTGTGCCGTCGAATTATTCTCCCCATAGTCCTTCCGTAGCAATCGACGAATTGGATAAATCATATACATTTTTTTGCCCACAGTATTTATATGGGGATACGACGGACGATTTTCATATGATTGTGTACTCCGATGGAGAGGCACATGTATACAATATTTCGAGCGATATTGTTCTTCCTAGTTGGTATTCAACTTTTGGCGGGAATACATATCCTTATCCGAGACTGTATTACGATCCTGTCGCAGAAGAAATACTCTTGTATATCTGCTATGCAAAGAGGTCTAATTTGGGCGAGACAGAGACCAAATGTTTTAGAATTGCTATGGATGGGCATACGGTGCTAGGAGAGGTTGTTCTGCCTGATACTATCACGGTAAGCGGAAGAACCGTTGTGTTAACGGGCGATCCTAGTGGCGGGATTCCGGCGGTTGGTATTTTTCATCCAAGTAGCAACTATGGTTACTACAATGATGAGGGGAATAATGTGCCATATCCGTTCATTGTTGGTTATCTCACAAATAGTGCCGCTGTCCCGGATGAATACGCATACGAGAAACTTATCTTTATCGACAATCTGTACTTTAATGAAAGCGATGGGAACATGATACTATGAGAAAGATATCGTATAACGGAAGTTCAAAGATCATATCCCGCATAGTTGAATTACTGAACAAGAAAGCCCCCTTGCCCGAGAATGGTGAGGGGGTAGTTCAATGGGGAACATCTGGTCAAGTTCTCGTTACAGACGGACAAGGCGCGACCTCGTGGCAAGATCAGAGCGGAGGTTCAGAAGTCGTCGTCACACCGACTTTGCAGAGCGGAACAAAGGTTGCGGATGTATCTGTGGACGGAGTGGCGAAATCAATCTATGCGCCCACGCCACCAACAAAGTTGTCCGACCTTGCGAACGACACGGGATTTATCACGAACACGGTCAACAACCTCACGAACTACTATTTGTCGAGCAATACCTACACAAAGACCGAGGTTGACAGCCTTATATCGGCTATAGTGACTCTGAATGTCCTTGTGGTTCAGAGTTTGCCTGTGAGCGACATAAGCACGACGACCATCTATTTAGTGCCGAAGTCAACGCCCGACACACAGGATGTGTATGACGAGTACATCAATCTCGATGGCACCAGTAGCGGATGGGAGCATATCGGTAGTACGCAGATTGACTTGAGCAACTACTATACAAAGACAGAGATCAACGCTCTGCTTTCCGCAAAAGCGAACACGGCAGATTTGGCGGCTGTGGCGACAAGTGGTAGTTACACCGATTTGAGCAATACTCCGACCATTCCTGCGGCACAGGTTCAGAGTGATTGGAACCAATCCGATAGCACGGCGGTGGACTATATCAAGAACAAGCCGAGTATTCCATCTGGCGGTGACACGGTATCATGGACACAGGTTCAGCAGAGCGGTACGAAAATCGCTGAAATCGACATCAATGGCTCGACACAGGATGTTTATGCCCCGAACGGTGGCTCTACTTACACCGAAGGAGATGGCATTGATATCACCAATAATGAAATCAGCGTTGATACGGCATTTACCGAGGCATCCACTAGGGCAAACATCGCAAGCGGTGATTCCTTGGCTACCATTTGGGGGAAGATCAAGAAGTTCTTTTCTGACCTCAAGACGGTGGCATTCACGGGATCGTACAATGATTTAACTGACAAGCCGAGTGTTCCCGGCGGTGAGAATTATGTCTTAAAAGCGGGCGACACGATGAGTGGCTATTTGTCGATAGAACCAAATACGGACACTCCATTAAGAATAAAACGATTAAGTGGGAATAGCGGTTCTAGAACCTATATGCTTTTTAGTAATGTTAGTGGTGGGATGGGTTACTACGCCGTTGGCCCCGATAAAAGACCATGGTTTGAGCCATTTGGTGGGTCTGATGAAAGAATACCATTACAATCGGAAATCGATGCAAAAAATTTCATAAAAGACTATAACGATAACGCTCCAACAAAATTTGGCTATTCAACAAACGGTATGGCTCAATCAGCGGCAACATGGCTGGCGGCTTGGGATACTAGTGTTAGCGGAGAATATAGACTTCGTGCCGTTCGGCAAGCAGATTTGAGGGTTGCTTATGCAACAAATGCAGACACCGTTGATGGTAAGCATCTTGATTGGAGCAATGGTGGAAATGTTGGCACAGATGTAACGTATCTTGCCGCATGGAAAAACGATGGAACACTAATCGGATGGGTAAAGAGAAGCGACATCTCTGTTGGAAGTGCGACAAATGCGATAAATGCAGATTACGCAACGAGTGCATCAAGTGCAGGAAGCGCATCTTTTGCTACTTCTGCTGATTTTGCAGAAAAACTTTTAAATGGTAACGCATCAATGGAGGTACAAAGCGCATCATTAAAGGCTCGACTTGTTCTTCAATCCGACTACAACCTCGTTCTCTATAAGAATGGTTCTGCAGTTTGGAGTACAAACACATCTTCTCGCAGATTCAAGCACAACATTCAGTCCATGACCGAAGAACGTGCAAGGAAAATCCTCGATGTCAGAGCGGTCACCTTTGATTGGAATGATGGTCAGCCTGTGACTACGCAGAAATGTGACAATGCGGGTGTTATCGCAGAGGAAGTTTCACAGATTATTCCTGATGTTGTGGTGTTTGAGCAGTATGACAATGACCCAAACACAAGAATTGAGCGTAGAGTTGAATATGAGCGGTTCACTCCCTACTTAATAAAGATGGTGCAGATGCAACAGAAACAGATCGACACCATGCAAGCAACTATTAACGCTTTAGAGCAGAGATTGTCTAAATTGGAGGGTAAGTAAATGAAGTATGCGGTAGTTCAAGTCGTCAATGGCAATTTCTCCATCGTCACCGAGGGGTGGACGGATGTTAACAAGGCAAAGTCGTCCTACTATGGCACTTGTCAGGCACTCTATAACGACATCGACAATATTCAGACGATGGCGGTTATGATCGTTGATTCGCTCGGCAACATCCTTGAGCGCAATTTCTACGACAAGAGCATGTATAAGACGGACGAGGAGCCGACCGAGTAGCCTATGGAACAAACCCGTGAACAGATAATTTCCGATTTCAAACAATGGCTCAACGACCACAAAGAACAAGTGCAAGAGCATACTTTAGATGCTTTGCCGAAAGATTTTGACGATGATTGGGAGGATAAAACCGATGGAGAAATCAATTAAAGTAGCAATAGTCGGCGCATTTTCCGCGCTTACGGCGTGGCTCGGCGTTCTTGCAATTCCTGTCTATTTGCTCGTGGCCTGTAACATAATCGACTACTTCACGGGCATCATGGCGGCACTTTCACGGAAAGAAAAAATCAGCTCTGACATCGGATTGCGCGGTATCGCAAAGAAAATCGGTCAATGGCTTCTCGTTGTCATCGGCTGGGTGGTGGATATGATGATCGAATATGCAGGACACGCTATCTCTCCCGATTTTACGATTCCCGTGGTCGTCTCGATCTGCGTGGCTTCGTGGCTTGTGTTCAATGAGATCATTTCAATCCTCGAAAATCTGAAAACGGTCGGCGTTCCGTTACCTGGATTTCTGCTGAAAATCGTTGAGTTCTTCCGCAAGAAGGT